AAAAAGGAGGTAAAAAAACTAAGGGGCAATGGTGTGTCCTATCAAAAGGCAACCATAATTTTGGCGGAACAGGGGTATCTTCAACCTACCACAGGCAAGGCACTCCACAAATCACAATTAATGAGACTATAAGGAGAAATATGAGCAATCTAATGTTACATTGTGGGGCAAAACCTGCAACATTTTATGATCTTACAGTAATGGATTCTGACCATTACAAACCAATGACTCCAACGCATAGACCCCTGCCTCATTATGAGGTTGCAGGCCGTATGATGCAGAGTATTAGGAGATACACAGACTTTTCTATAGTTGCTGAGGAATATGGCATCTCTCACAAGGGGAAAAATTGTTTTGGTATAATGTCATTGAAAAAAAATAACGATCAGCACAATGACTATGAAATATTCTATGCTTGGAGGCATTCAAACAATATGATGTTTGGCCTCAGAGCAGGCATAGGTAGTCGAGTATTTGTATGCGACAACATGGCATTCAATGTAGAATCAGAGATTCAAGGATGTAAGCATACAGCAAACATAGGACAGACTTTTGATAGTAGGGTTGATGATCTTAACAAGACTCTACTGGCGAAAGACCAAGAGTTACACGACAAGTATGAGAGGTATAAGAACGTGAGAATCTCATACCGAGATGCAGACCACATTATTATGGAGGCAGTAAGAGCAGGGGCATTACCTAAAACCAAGGTAACTGCTGTTGATGCTGAATGGCGAAACCCATCATTCAAATATGAATCGAATGGCATCAGTATGTGGGATTTATTCAACGCATTCACTCACGTTAATAAAGGCGGTTTTTATGGTGACCAGATTAAGCGTACTCAAAAGTTACATAATGTTTTTGACACGTTTCGTTAACATTGAGTAGATTTACTCAACAGAAGAGTAGACTTGGGTAACTTTTCCAAGCGAGAAAGGTGCATTTTAGGGTAGTTAAGTTACTATTTTTATTATATTATTTATTACATATTATATATATATTTAATCATAGAAGAGTAATTGACTACCTCTAACCCTCTCAACGCCAAAGCCTTTTATTTTTTATATAAGGGGTGCGTGTTACCCAAGTACCCAAGCGAACCCCAAAATAGGGGATAAAGAATTAATATAATTAAGGAAACCCGCTTGACTAGAGTACTCAAGCGAACCCAAGTGAGTCAACTGAAGGAGACATATGGTTATTATTCCAAATAAGATCACAGACTACAAACGTAACGAATGGGACTTGCAAAAGTTCTTTATCTTTGCAGTAGCAGTACAAGGCAAAAATAGTGAGCAAACGGCACGAAAAGTGCAGGCTTTAGAAGATTACATAATACAAATGTTTGGAGAGAATACATTCTACAATGAATATCCTTACGAAACAGGGATACTCCACTACCTTCTAGGGGAGAAGGACACGCCAAATGCAGGCGTGGAACTGCTGAAGGAGTTTAAGTTCGGCAAGTATCACCAATGGAAGCAACTCATTAACTGGTTCAAGGAAATAAAGTGGTACTTGCTAGATAAAATGGAAGAACCACAAACCATTGGAGACTGGTTACGCAAGGCAACTATTGAACAGCTAGAATGGATACCTAGTGTGGGTAAAAAGACATCAAGGTTCTTTAAGCTACACTCTGATCCAGAGGCAAGGTGCGTACCTTTGGACACACACATCCTTAAATTTGTGAGGGATAAGCACACACATGACCCTGACTACATACCAAAGTCTACGCCAACAAGTATATACGAGTATCAGAGTATAGAAACATTTGCGTTGAATTACATGAGTAACTACATTGCACAGAGTAAAACGTGCAATACAATAGCTGAAGCTGATCTAGAGATATGGAGTTCATATGCAATTCATAGGTAAAGAGTGGACTAAAGTAGGACTTCTTCAGTACGAATTAAAAAAACTTCTAGAGTCTTGCACAAACGAGGAGCTAGATCAACTACTCATAATAGCTGAAAGAGAGGAGATAAAATATCATGACAAAATCAAAACAGTTCGGGAATCTAGACAAAATATGGTCAACCCTTTCAAGTCACAAGAAGGAAAAAATAAGAACAGCAGTTCTTCTTGATGAGAAAGAGATAGCTCTTGCAGGGGGAGATCGGGATGTAGTTCGTTATTTAGACTTTCGTCTAAGAGACTTGTCATTAGCAAAAAGTGACGAAGATGAGGTTGTAAATGGCGATTTGAGTAAAACAACACCAGATGCTTAAAAAAAAGATGCTCAAATCTCTCTGTAACGCAATGAAACAAACAAACAGGTACAAACACTAGGGGCAAAATGGACTATTCAGAACTTGAAGGATTAACAAAATTTCCATCAGACTTTTTAGATGCTTACTGCTATTCAGAAGTAGGACACACTAATTGGTCATACGTTAATTCAGCAGATGTAAAAGATGAAACCATCAAGGAAATAATAGTTATCTACAAAGAAGCGGATGAAGATGAAGATTAAATTTTTGATACTTTTATTAATCACCTATAGCTACATCAGCTATAGTAATGAGTGGAATCTATACATAATAGGGGCAACATGGTAGATATAACTGTTTCAGAAAAAACAGATCACGTTATTATAGGAGAGAAGATGGAAAATAACATTCACTACAACGAAGCAGACGGAACTGGTTATTTCTTTGACGGAAATAACTGGCAAATGATGCCACGATTTGCTAATGGTGATTACGATTACGAATGTATTTCTCGTGTTGATGAAATGCAGGATCACGGTTGCAGTCAAGAAATGATTGATGCAGTCTATACCTTCATAAGGTATAATAGAAGGTCTAAAACTTGCAATTAACTTAATTAAACATCTAGAGGGGCAAAATGAGTAAATCATTAACTGATAATTGGCGAACTAAAAAAGGTCTCAAATCTAACCAAGATTGGTTTAACAACAACTTATCACAAAAACAAAAGGATCAAGCACGAAACTATAGTAAGAGTAAGCGTGATAGTGTGAAGTTTAGGCCATCAATGGAGATATGGGAAGAGGAATATCCTGACTTACTATTTATTGAGCCGAGAGAATCTTTTGATAAAGCAATTGTAGGAATAGTAACTAGGATCAACCTAGCTGTAATCTGCTATGATGAAGATGAGATATTGAATGTTCTTATCCAACCAGACTTTAAAATGTCATATGAAGATGCTATAGAGCATTTGGAGTATAACATCAAGGGGAGTTATATGGGAGAAAATACCCCTGTATTTTTAACTAGAAAGGTAGACTTATGAAAGAAATGGCACAGATTGTAAGAGACTTAAAGGTAGAATTAAAGCATCTAGGAGATGCTATAGCACACTATGAGACTCTTGATGTAGAAACTGAAGATGAGTTAATCACACAAGGATGGTGCGAAGCACTAAACTTTGCAATTAAAAAAATCGAACAAGAAATGAAACAGGTTTAAACAAAAAGGTACAAGATATGCATAAATATACACTAAAGAATAATCTTCCAACTAAGGTAAAGTATCACATAGAAGAGGAGGTTCAAGACTGGTACTGGAACGAAGACAATTCACCAGAAGCAATAGAGCTTATGGACAATCTAAAACCAGAAAAAGAATTAAACTTTGAATAACAGGAGACCGCATGAATATATTTTATTTAGACAGGAACATAGAAAAGTGTGCTAAGGCACACTGCGATAAACATTGTATCAAGATGATTCTGGAATATGCACAAATACTTTCAACGGCACACCGCATCCTAGACGGCGATGACGGCAATGAAGAACTGTACAAAGTGACACACAAAAATCATCCATCATCAGTATGGGTAAGGCAAAACAGAATGCATTACCGCTATGTCTATGATCTGTTTAGTGATTTATGTGCGGAGTATGCTTTTAGGTACAGTAAGGAACATAAAACAGGCAGGCTACTTGCACCATTGTATGAATGTCCAAAAGCATTAGAAAATAAAATGTATGATTTTTGGGAACCTCCGCAATGTATGCCTGACCAATACAAGTGCAATGATACAGTGCAGGCGTATCGCAACTACTACAATGGCGCAAAAGCATATATGGCAGTATGGAAGTATACATCAACACCAACATGGTTTAAGGAGCAAAATGTCTAAGAAAATAGGGATAGCATTAATTTATGATCCTCTGACAGGAGAGAATAGCCTCAATCCATCAACAGACTTTGTGGATGAAAATATTTTAATGCAAATAGACTGTATAAAAAATTGGCTATATGATCTTGAATTGGTGTACGATAAAGGGAGAGACCATTTTAGGTCTGAAGGAGTTAAATCTCACTGCAAAAATTTATTTAAAGAGGAATTATGATGCTTGAAAAAATGAGTAATTTAGAAATACAAAAACAATTTGCCAAGGATAAAGCTCAAGGCAAAGGCGCAGTATGGCAAAGGCGTTCTCATCGCATACACCTTGAGAATCTAAGAAAGTTACATGAAGAAGCTAGAGGTGATAATTATGGAAGACACAAAAAAATGTGAAGTTTGTGGGGTATATTATACTCCTAACCACGCCAATAAAGAAAAGCAGAGATATTGTTCAAAAAAGTGTAAGTGGAAAAAAAATGATGAAATGAAAAGAGAAAGAGGTGTAGTTGGTGGTGGCTACGGAAGATCAGTATACATAAAGGTATGGGCAAAAGGAAATGAGGAGTGTTACTACTGTAAATGTCCAATAGATGTAGATTCTAACTGGTGTATAGACCACACGATTCCTCGCTCAATTATTAAAGACAGAGATAAAATCAAGAAAGACATATCTAATATGCAGGTCGTATGCCACGAGTGCAACAATCGTAAGGGGTCTCTAGATAGCGAGTCATATATTAAAATAATCAATGATGATTAAGGAAAAGCCTTGACATCATTATTAGTTCATATAAAATAAGAAACTAAAAAAAAAGGAGACAAGTGAAAATATTAATACAGGAGTCAGGTACTGTTGATCTGTTTACAATTCAAGAGTTACTAAGAAATGCTGACAGACAAGCCAATTTCCATCCAGACAGCAGATGGATTCTCTCATCAAAATTAGGAATACAAAAAAATACTTTACCAAACAAAGAAACTCGTTCTGTTATAAACCTTGAAGTCAAGTGGATAGGGCGTGAATCAGTTACTATGTGGTTAATTTCTAATCAAATTAAATTTCAAGTTTTATCATACTCATTGCTAAAAGAAGAAAAAGAAGCATTAGATACAGCATATGATGATCTTGCATTTTCAGAAGACTCTAGCAAGTTGAATTAAAATGATACATCCAGACATAAAACTAAGCCATTCAAGTAGTAATAACTTTTGCGCCAAACAACTTTGGTATAAAAAGGTAGGCGGAGCAGAGTTCCGCTACAACTTTTACTCAGGCGCAGGAACGATTGTTGATGCAGGCTATGAAGCGGGTCTAAAAAATATAATGACAGGCGTAGAGGGTTGTAATATCTATAAAGAAATGGAGAATAGTCTTCTATCAATGGAAGATAAAATGGATAGCCAAGATTATTTTAATCTGACAAATACATTTGATGAACACGTTAGAGCAGTTGAAAACTATATGGGGTGGATCAACTACAAACCATTGGAGACCCAATACTTTTTTAACATAACATTCGATGGACACACACGCCCCACTACAGGCTATATGGACATTGTTGCCGAGAGGCAAGATTTGCCCCTTATTATAGACATCAAGCGACAGTCTAAGCCTGCAAAGAAAGCTAAAAAAGAATGGGTGATGCAAGGCGCACTTTATGCATTAGTATTAATGAAGCATAGGAAGTTGACTGAGATACCTGCATTTGAGAACCATCTCATTATACCCAATCAACACCCTGTATTTCTTAAAACAGAATTAACAGCAGAAGACTTGTATATGGCATACAAAATGCTTACTGAATTAAATGAGAGAATAGACAAGGACTACTGGCCTTTAAATAGAAGTCACTCTCTCTGTTCATCAATGTGGTGTGACGTGTATGAAAGATGTCACTATGAGAACTTTATTGGAGTAGATGACTTGGTAGATAAAATATTATGATGCATCCATACGAAATATTAAAAAAACTTTACATTACAGAAAGCCATTTAAACTTGGCACTAACAACATTAAAACATGAAGACTATGCCGATACCAGAAATTTACTCTTCAACGCCCTCAGTACAGTCGGGCAACTCCAAGAAATCTTGGAACTCCATAGCATCGAAGAGTTTAAACACCAAAGAGAGGAGGAAGAAACTAGAGAGAGAACGTCAGGTAATAGCTAGGCTTAATGAACTTGGCTATACTCAGGGAGATAATAGTAATTTCCCTTGTTTTTGCGGAGAAATAAATGATGACACTGTATGGTGGATGTCTAACTGCAAGAGCAGAAGCAATCACCTTTTCTGTACACGTTGTACAAAGCGAGTCTTTGAACCAAATATTAAGGAGACCTTAAATAAGCTATTTAAGATTTGGAAGATAAACAAGTGGCGTATGTGGAAAGCAGATAAGGAATCAATTCTTAAACTATTAAGCAAAGGAAATAATGCTTGAAAAATATAAAAGGAAATCAATGCGTAAGCCAGAGAAGCTAGTCATTGAGGGGGAAGCAGGGGCAGGTAAGACTACCTTTGCTTGTCAGTCACACAGTAAAAAAGAGCCTGCTTTTGTCATCAATGCAGACGATGGCGGCGAACACGTATTCCATAAGACTGGAATAGAATATATCCATGACTGTATACCTACAGGGGATATAAAGGAGAACGCTGAAAAGTGGGACGGTATAATGTCCACGCTCCGTGAACTAGCTACTGAGAAATCAGACATCAAGAGAGTCATTATAGACTCCGTAGATAAGCTAGAAATCCTCGCACAAGGTAGGATTTGTGTTGACCACAAACTGACCCACATCGAGGACATGGGTTATGGAAAGGGTTTTTCATATGTCCGTGGAGCAATGCAAAAACTATTAAGTGGCCTCAACTACTTACGTGATACCCAAAGCATTCAACCAGTACTGATCTGTCACACTCAGGTCAGGACAATTAATAAACCTACGATGGAGCCATACGACTCTTTCGTACTAAAACTACACAAATCACTATGTGCAGATGTGATGGAATGGGCAGATGTAATTCTGTTTGTTGCATTTGAGACCATTGTCAAGAAGATCGACAGTGGATTTAACAGGAAGGATAGCAGGGCAATTCAGTCAGGCAAACGCTTCCTATACACAAGCGGTAGTATGGGCGTGGATGCCAAGAACCGCTTTGATTTACCGCCGGAAATTCCTGCTGATTGGAATGAGTACCGCAAGCTGATCGACAGCTTTTGGGATGGCAAAAAAGATAACTCTGAAACACTGAAAAAAGGATAAATATGTTTAACGCAGAAAACACAGAATTTACAATTGAAGATGTTCAAGCAACTCTGGAAACAGAAAATAATCGTGAGCGAGTAGAAGTTCCCGCAGGCGAGTATGTATGCGAGATCAAGGCTCCACTACCTGACGTAAGGCAAGATTCTAAGGGGCATAATAAGATTCTCATGCCTATTGAGATAACTGGCAACGCTCAGTTTGATGGTCAATGGATATTTGAAGCTATCTACATGAATAATCAACATGATGATGGCGGTAAAATCAAGGATGGAATTGGCAAACGTAAAGTGGCAAGGTATGCTAGTGCCTTGGGCATGAAGAAACTTAATAGTCTCAGCGATATAGAGGGCAAGTTAGTGAAGGTTAAGTACGGCCCCAACAAGAAGGGCTATAATGAAGTTAGTGATGTTGAGGCATTTAATAGTCAGCCATCAAGTGATGTACTGGATGTCCCAAAAACTAAGGAAGAAACAGCAGACCTTCCATTCTAATTTAGTTGAGATCAACCGTTGAAAAGATACGCTCTGTTCTCAACTCTAGCGGTCAGGTTTCTCTCCTGTTATCCTGACCGCATCACACACAGCAATAGGAAAGATGAAAATATTTAGCAAGGCAAAAGAAAAATGGGAAAACATTTGGCTACCAAGGCTTCTGGACATCTAAAAAATATTAGATTAGGGTATTATATAAATAAAACAGCACCAAATAGGTACTAGTTATGGAGAAATTAGCGGAAGGGGCAACGCAACACTTGTATAGACACTTTGACGAGTGGGATAATTTGCTTTATGTTGGAGTCTCATTATCTACAATACAAAGATTATCCCAACATAAAAGCCACTCCCATTGGTTTAACAATATAAGTAAAATTACTATTGAAAATTTTTCTTCTAGGGAGGAGGTATTAAAAGCTGAAAGAATTGCAATACAAAAAGAAGCCCCTCTTCATAACATAGCTTTAAAGAAAATAAATTTTTCATCACCAAAAATAAGGGAAGCTAATATAGAAGACAGTTGTAATCATTTAACTAATTCTATTGTTACATACAAACCTATGTATACCATTGAAGAGGCATCAAATGTATTCTGTGTTGGGCTTTCACAAATTAAAAATTGGATAGAAACTAATCGGTTAAGTTATGTAGAAATTGGGAGAAAATGGGATACTCGATGGAATAGATGGCAGATAAAAAAGAGAATTACAGGATGGCAGATACTAGATTTTATTGAAAATTTACAAAAACAAAAAAAGACTGAAGAAAATGATTGAGTATTTAATTTGGAAGAACCTAATCTACATCATCTGGATATGGGTAACGATAGAACATTGGGGTCAGCCACATGGATATTAATGATTGCCATGAGGCGATCCTACCTTGGCCTGTATCAGTAAATTCTTTATACAGGGCTAAAGGGAAAAAGGTTTACATATCAGCAAAAGGAAAGGCATTTAAAAGTGCCTGTGGTATCATCTTTGCAGGTACTAAGATGGTATATGAAACAGAGAGGGTATGGCTAGATATACAGGTTTATCCGCCTGACAATCGGAGAAGAGACATATCCAATCTGATAAAAATTGTAGAGGATAGTTTACCTTGGTTTAAGGATGACAGTCAGGTAGATAAACTTTCTATTATAAGGTGCGAAAAGGATTCACGAAAAAAAGGTTACATAATCGTAAAATGCGGGGCAATAGATGGTACAGCAACAACAGATCAAGCATCAGTACAATGATGGCAATGGAAGAAACCTCTATACAGTAGTCAAGTTCCCTAACAAGGAATTTCGTAGACTACGTATAGATGCGACAGGCAAAGAAGTATGGAATTGGGATGGCATAAAACAGGTTCCATACAGATGGCCTGACATAAAAGACCACAAGGCAATCATCTTTGTTGAAGGTGAAAAAGATGTGGACAATCTACACGACATAGACCTTGTAGCTACAACTATAGCAGGTGGTAGCAATGCATGGACTCCTCTTTTAAAGAAGCAACCAGACTTTCCTGAGAAATATTTTAGTGGGTTTGAGCAAGTATTCATTATTCCAGATAATGATGAAGCAGGTGAAAAGTTTGCTCAGGAGACAGGTAGTCACATAAAAGACTTTGTATCAAGAGTTTGGATATGTAATTTGCCTAACCTTCAAAAGGGTGGTGATGTATCAGACTATCTAGATCAATTTGATGGGCTATCTAAAGAACAGCTAAAGGATAGACTTCTTAGTTGGATAGATGAGTCTAAGACTCCATTTGAGGTTCAATCATCATCCTTAGACCTCAATAAATCTTGGGATTTTGATAACCTCAATGTTGATGAATACCTCACTGAGTCTGAGCGTTCTCTTACAGTAAATGACATAGAGCAAACTCATAAAGATATAATTTCTAGACTCAAAGGGGTTTCGTGGTCAGGCAATACAGCCAATGCGATTTGCCCCTCGCATGAAGATCGCAAAGCCTCTTTGAGTGTCACACTTGAGCCAGAGAAGATACTTATGAGGTGTCATTCTGGTTGTAGTATTCAATCTATTTGTAATGGCCTTGGGGTAAAAGTCAGCGAGTTGTTCTTGAAGCGTTCAGTAGAGCTTAAACATCACCAGAAGACTCATGTTATAATACCTAAGTCAGATGACATGAAGAAAATTTGCTCTAAGTTATTAACGAACAATGAACCAGAAGAGTTTGATGATACACACATTCCCTCCATCCTCCGTGACCATGTGCGAGAAGCCTGTGAACTAACTGAAGCATCTTCAGCTATTATCTACGGCACAGCACTATCGTGTCTCGGCGCACACGCAGGAGTAAAACTAACAATACAACCACCTAACTACTTTATACCCCTATATGGTAACCTTTGGTTCCTGTCAATATCAGAGAGTGGATCATTCAAAACAACAGCATTGAATGCAGGATCAGCTAGACTCAAGGACAGGGAAGAGAAGATTATCTATGAACTCAAAGAGTTAGAAGCAAAAGTAGAATCTTTGCGTGAGCATGGCTCAGGTGACGATGATCCAGAGGTCATTGAGTATACTAATGAGCTTGAGAGGTATAAGTCTATGCGAACAGTACTTCCTAACAAAGCTAGTTGGGAAGCCTGCATAGACCGCATGGATGAAACTGGTGGTGGTGTGTGGCTACTGTCTGAGTTTGGGGCGTGGTTAGCGATGTTAGAATCAAATCATAATAGGGGCTTCCGTCAGAACCTCACAGAACTTTATGACGTACCAAGTTATTTTGAGGATGTTACTAGAACTAAAGGCAGTAAGATACTACGCTATCCTTTTGTAGGAATATCAGGTGTTTCAACCATTGAATTTCTTCAAGGTCTACTTGGTAAGGATGATGCAGGCTCAGGATTCTTAGCACGTTTTATGCTGTTTAAGCCTCCTGTCTCAGACAAGACTCCTCATGCACTTCCACAGAAGAAGACAAAGATACAGGAGCTACATTCATACAGATTACTGAGTGAAATTTATAATCAACTCGACAATATCTCAGTTCCCATAGAATATAGTATATCGCCAAATGCACAGAAAGTTTTTGAGGACTACCACAATGATATGTTCTCACGCTTTCAAGAATCAAATGATGGTACTCAGTCTATACTAGACCCCTTCCTCAAGCGTTGGTCTCCTAGTGTGCTTAAACTGGCGTTACTATTTCAATATTTAATTGACAGCGATTCTCAAACCATATCTGATTCAGCAGTTATGGGCGGGATTTCGCTATCTTTATACGCTGAAAAGTGTACTAGATATTTATTTGAGAGAGACTTAGGAGAGAGTACACATCAAGGCAAACAGCGTAAGTTACTAGAATACTTAGCTAACAGGGGTGGTGCCGTATCAAGACAAAAACTTTTGGCAAGTAAAATACTTGATGGTGGGCATAATGAGTATGACTACATCATTACATCATTAGAACAGTCAGGTAAGTTATTCATGGAAACAACAGATGGTAAGGCTACTAATAATTCAAGAATAATTTTAACGGAGACAGGAAAATGACAAATTATGATACGGATGAAATAAATAGAGATTCAGCTAACTATAAGCGCAGGATGCATCCTGATACAAGTGATGCTGTCAGACAATGGGATGCACAAACTCAATCTTATGTAACAGTTAAAGATAATGAGTATGAGGATGAAGAAGCAACAAATCCTAAACACTATGATAAAGTTGGGTTTGCAATTCAGCCTATAGAGTACATAACTAAAAATGAATTAGATTTTTTAGAAGGCAATGTAATAAAGTATGTTTCACGATACCAACATAAAGGTGGTATTAAAGATTTACTAAAAGCCAGAACATACATAGATTTTTTAATAACTAGAGAAAGGGAACGAAATGAATAAACTGCCAACACAATATCAACAATTTATACACTTATCTCGTTATTCACGTTGGGATTACCAGAATAAAAGAAGAGAGACTTGGCAGGAAACTGTAGACCGCTACTTCCGTTTCTTTAAAGAACACCTCTCAGATAATTATAATTACACTTTTAAAGATGAGGATATATCAGAATTGAAACAATCTGTAATTAATTTAGAGATTATGCCTAGCATGAGGTGTCTAATGACCGCAGGTCCGGCCCTTAAAAAGGAGAATGTAGCAGGATATAATTGTAGTTACATTCATATAGACAGTGTGCGGTCATTTGACGAAATTCTTTACGTCCTTATGAATGGCACTGGTATTGGCTTCAGCGTGGAGAGGAAACATACTGAAAAGCTACCTGTTATTCCTTATGAGTTACACCCTACTGAAACTACGATTGCTGTTGCCGATTCAAAACTTGGATGGGCTAAAGCGTTCAAGGAGTTACTAGCATTGATTTATTCTGGTCACATTCCTAAGTGGGATTTATCTAATGTCAGGGAAGCAGGGTCAATACTTAAAACTTTTGGTGGTCGTGCTAGTGGTCCAGAGCCATTAGAAAATCTATTTAACTTTGTTGTGAAGATTGCCCAAACTGCAAGAGGCAGAATCTTAAAACCTATAGAGTGTCACGATATAGTTTGTAAAGTTGCAGAGGTTGTGGTTGTTGGTGGAGTAAGACGATCTGCACTTCTTAGTTTAAGTGACATTGATGACGATGAAATGCGTTATGCAAAATCTGGAGAATGGTGGAGAGATAATCCTCAACGTGCTTTAGCTAACAATTCTGCTAATTATCACGACATTCCACAGACAGGAACCTTCCTTCGTGAGTGGACATCACTTTATGACTCAAAAAGTGGTGAAAGGGGTCTATTTTCATCAAAAGCGGCGACTCTCCAAGCAAAAAGATGTTCAGATCGCCTCACAAACCAAGATATATGGTCCTTTGGTACAAATCCATGCTCCGAGATCATTTTGCGTTCTAGGGAGTTCTGCAACCTTTCTGAGGTAGTTATCCGTTCTAGCGATAAATTACCTGATATTGCAAGGAAGGTCAGACTTGCTACAATATTGGGCACAATTCAGTCAACCCTCACTAATTTCAAGTACTTACCGAGGGAATGGGTCAAGAATTGTGATGAAGAACGCCTATTAGGTGTCTCTTTGACAGGCATAATGGATAATAAACTGACATCAAATCCTAAACCAGAAGACTTACAATATTTAAGACAAGAAGCTATTGCTACTAATTTAAAATATGCAGATGAAATTAATATAAATCCTAGTGCATCCATCACTTGTGTAAAACCATCAGGAACAGTATCTCAGTTAGTTGACAGCGCAAGTGGTATTCACTCACGCCATTCACCATATTATATACGTAGAGTTCGTATGGATGCAAAAGACCCTATGACTGAATATATGAAAGACCTTGATTGGGTATGGGAGCCAGACATAACTAAGCCTAATGATACAGTTGTTTTTTCTTTTCCTATCAAAAGCCCTAAAGGTTGTATAACTAGGAATGATAAACCTGCGATCAGTCAATTAGAGATATGGAAGTTGTATCAAGAACATTGGTGCCAACACAAACCATCAATCACTATCACGGTCAGGGAAGAAGAATGGCTAGAAGTAGGTGCTTGGGTTTTAAAGAACTTTGAGATTATGTCAGGTGTGTCTTTCTTACCTCACTCAGACCATATATACAAGCAGGCTCCATATGAAGACTGTGACAAACAAACATTCAAAAAATTAGAGAATATGATATGTGAAGCTAATTGGGAAGATTTATCTCAGTATGAAGAGGAAGACTACACGATTGCTAGTCAAGAACTAGCGTGTGTGGCAGGTTCTTGTGAGGTGCTATGACAAAAAAACTTTGCGCTCTTTGTAAAAAAGAGATAATTGGATATAGAGAAATCTCTTACGCTAAGTTCTGTAGCAATGAATGTTATATAAAAAATACTAGAATAAATGCTAGTAAGGTTTCTCATTTGAGAAGAAAGAAACAAGAAGATAAGGAGTGTATAATTTGTAAGAAAAAATATACTCCTATTAGGTTTACTCAAAAAACTTGTTCTTCTGACTGTAGATTTATACATACTAAAAACCTACAGAAGAAGGGGCGTAAAAAGTTAGAACCAGTTAATTGTGTTATATGTAATAAAAAATTCCAACCTAAAAACCGCTTACATATTAACTGTAGCCCCCAATGCCAGAAGATTGACTACCACAATAAAGAGATAATTAGAAACACTAAAAGGAGAA